CCTCGCTTCACTTCAAGAGAACGACCTCAAACTCCCCTTCCTATGAATCCAGAGCTCCAAGTATGGCTCCGCGTGAAAGCGGACTGCGAGGCCAGCATCGAAAAGCACGGCGCAATCATTGAAGCGCTAACCGACCGGGGGCAGCTGGTGATAAGAAGCAACCCGGCTATAGCTTCCCTGGCCCAAGCCAAGCGCATGATTGAAAAACTGCGCAAAGAAGAAAACAACCAAATGACCCTAGAGCTATGACCTGGACCGAAGAAACCATCGAGAGGTACTGCGTACTTACCGAAGACGCCGCCGCAGGTACCCCGGTAAAGCTGATGGAATGGCAGCGGGACCTAATCCGCCGGAGCGAAGGCAAGCGGATGGTTTGGCTGGAGATCCCTAGGAAAAACGGAAAGAGCGCATTTATTGCTATGCTCGCAATCGCCCACCTACTGAAGGGCTGGAAGGACAACAGTAACCCTCAGGTAATAATCGCCGCAGCCACCAGGGAGCAGGCGGGCGTACTGTTCGGCTACGTGCGCAACACCATCCTAATGAATCCAGTTTTGAAGCAGGCGCTCATCCCATACCGGAAAGAAATCCACCTACTGAACAAACCTGGCTTCCTAAAGACAATCACCAGCGACGGCCTTTCCAACCACGGTGCAAACCCGTCCCTAATCTTGTGCGACGAAATCCACGCATGGAATGAGCACAAGGGCCCGGAGCTGTGGGAGGCGCTGCGCACATCGATGGCCGCGCGTCCTAGCCAAATGATTGCAATCACAACCGCAGGCGGAGCCTTCACCTTTGCCCACAAGTGGCACGAGTATGCAACCAAGGTACTGAACGGCGACGTGGACGATCCCAGCTTCCTGCCTATTATTTACGGAGCCAAGGACACGGAAGACCCGCACGATCCGGCTGTATGGGCAAAGGCAAACCCTAGCCTTGGCGTAACCGTTACCATGGAGTACCTGGAGGAACTGAGCCGCACGGCTAAGTTTGACGAGCCTACGCTTTTGTCCCTACGCAAGCTGCACCTGAACCAATGGGCAGGAAGCGCACAACCGTACATTGAACTGGGCAGCTGGAACCGATGCCTGCAGAAAGAGCCCGCCGCGCTAGGTACCTGGCGCTGTTACATGGGCGTCGACCTTGCAGCTGTAAACGACTGGACCGCCTACGTCCTACTTTTTTGGGACGGAGGCGAGCGCTTCTACACAAAGCAGTTTTACCAAATCACGCAGCACAGCATGGACAAGCGCAAGAACCGTTACCCGAACCTGGTGCGCAACTGGATGAAGGGCGGACACGTCGAGGTAATCGAAGGCGAGGTGAACACCACACCGGACAGAGTGCGGAAGATATTTGAAATATGCGAGGCCTACCCAGTGGAAGCCATATTCTTTGACCCATGGAACGCAGCGGAAACCATAGACCAGGTACGGCAGCGCTACGGTGCAAAGTTTTGTTTTGAGGTGCGGCAGGGCGTGCTTATGATAAACGAGCCCATGAAATTACTCTACCGACTGGTCCAGCAAAAGCGCATAGGGCACGACGGCAACCCGGTGACCGCCTGGCACATTTCCAACACAAACCTGCAGATAGACAAAAACGACAACTGGACCTTCAACAAATCCAAGGCACCGGATAAGATAGACGGCACCGCTGCGCTCATTACAGCGCTAGCCGGATATGTGCACAACGCACAAGCAAATACTTCAGTTTACCAAACGGAAGATATTGTCTTTGTTTAATTTGGATTGAGAAAATGTAATTCGTAACCTTTGCACAATGGCCTCCTTTCTTCAACGAGTAACCCGGAGCATTTCGGGCATTATTAATCCGAAGCCTTGGCTTTTCCAGCTAATAGGTGGAGGCCAAACCAACGCCGGAGAAACAGTCAACAGCAACAACGCGCCCACGGTGCCCACCGTCTACGCTTGCGTTTCCCTGATTTCCGATACGATTGCTTCGCTTCCTTTCCACCTATTTGCCGAAACGGAGCAGGGAAAGGTCCGCGTGGAGGGTCAACTTGACCAGCTTGTAAGCCGCAAGCCATCCGAGGCATACAATAGCTACTATTGGCGTCAGGCGCTTATCAACAGTTTACTACTTCGCGGCAATGCTTATGTATTGCCAGTCCGGAACCGCGGACGGATCACTGCGCTGGAAATGATAGACACGGACCTAGTGACGATTGACACTACCAGCGGCCGACTGATCTACAGCTTGTACCTTCCCGGTGGCATTACCATGCGCCTGGAGCCTTCGCAAATAATTCACCTCAAGGCGTGGACCATTGACGGCATTAATGGCCTGAGCCCTATTATTTACGCAAAAGAAACCATCGGCACGGCCATGGCTGCGAACAAGCACCTGGGCGGCTTCTACGGAAACGGTGCAATGCCCAAGGGAATCCTGCAACTAGATGGCAGCATTCGCGACGTGGAACGCCTGAAGGACCTCGGCCGACAGTTTGACCAGCGTTACTCAGGAGCCAACAGCGGCAAGACCGCCGTACTGACTGCAGGCGCCGAGTACAAGCCAGTGAGCATTTCGATGCAGGAGGCACAGTACATTGAGAGCATGAACTTCGGCGTGGAGGAAATCTGCCGCATCTTCAAGGTACCACCTCACAAGGTGGGCCACATGCAGGGCGTAAGCCAAAACGCATCCATCGAAGCGCAAAACGCACAATTTGTAAGCGACTGCATCCGCCCGCTTTGCGAGCAGATAGAAATGGAATTCACCAACAAGCTGGTAACTGGAGCGCTGGAGTTTGAGCTCGACCTCAAGAGTTTGATGCGCGGCGATATGATGGCCCAGGTGCAGCGGAACGTGAGCTATTGGAACATCGGCGCAATTAGCGCCAACGAAATCCGCAAGAGCGAAGGCATGACTCCCATCGAGGGCGGTGACGAGTACAACAAACCCGCTCACATGAGCGTAACTGGCGATATACAAAATGGAACCATCAACAGAGAAGAAGGAGATTCGGAGTCTGCCTCTTAACGGCGGAGCTGAGGAAGGGCTGATTTTTGGCTACGCTGCCAATTATGAAGCTTACGACATGGGCGCTTTTAACGAGCGCATTGAGCGCAGCGCTTTTGCCGAGGTGGACAGCTTCGACATTCACGCTCTATTGAACCACAACTACGACTACGTCCTAGCACGCCGGAACAAAGGCAAGGGCACGCTAGAGCTGCGCTCGGATGACCAAGGGCTGTACTTTGAATTTACCGCACCCGAAACCTCCACTGGAAAGGAAGCCCGCACCCTAGTGGAGCGCGGCGATTTGGATCAGGCATCCTGGGCCTTTACTGTGGCCGAGGAACGCTGGGAAAATGTAAAAGGAGAAAAGCCCACCCGCGTAATTACGAAGGTGGCCGAGATCTACGACATAAGCCTCACGCCGCGTGGCGCAAACCCATCTACCGCTGTTGCGATGAGAAGCCTGGAGATGGCGCTCGCGGCTGAGGTAGTCGAAACCGAAATTAATCTAACCCCCATACAAATGGAAACAAAACCCGAAGGCGCCGAGAATCCAGGCGCTGGAGTGGACGCCTCAGCCTTCGCTGGTGGTTTCTCCGCTTCACAAAAAAAAGACCTCCGCTCCTTTAACATCGTTAAAGCAATCCGCGAAGCACGCAACGGCAAGCTTACCGGAATCGAGGCAGAAATGAACCAGGAAGGTATTGCCGAGCGCAACAAGCTGGGCGTTGAAAGCCGCGGCGAGAACCAGGCCGCCATCCACATGCCTGAGTTTTTGAACCGCGAACTTCGTACCAACACTGTAACCGGTGGAACTGGTGGCAACTTGGGCGGTGATTTGGTTTACACGGATCCAGGTAAGTACGTGGATTTCTTGTACCCAAATACTCCCATGCTTTCCTTGTGCTCTGTTGCTGAAGGCTTGACCGGAAACGTACAGTTCCCAGTTCAGGACTCTGACTACACTTTGAACTGGAACACGGAGACCGGCGCAGCTTCTGCCCAGGACTTGACTTTCTCTACCATCACGATGACGCCTAAGCGCTCGGTGATTGCAGCTGCTGTATCTAACCAGCTGTTGGCTCAGGAATACAGCCAAGGCATCCAGGCGCGCATGATCAACCAACTGAATCAATCCTTCAACAAAGGACTGGAGCAGGCTGTATTGACTGGCACCGGAGCCTCTAACCAGCCCACTGGTATCTACACCGCTTTGAACGGTACGGCTCAAGATTTGGCTTTGGGCGCTTTGTCTTACGACGATTTGGTAGACATGGAGGCCTTGTTGGCTGCAAACAACGCTTTGGGCGGACGCCTGGGCTACGTTACGCACCCCAACGTAGTGGCTAAATTGAAGAAGACCAAGGTAGACGCTGGCTCCGGCCGCTTCTTGGTAGAGGGCATGTTGGACCCAGTCCAGACCGCCAACGGATATAACATCTACTCTACCACTTTGTCCAAGGTAACCGCTGGAAGCCCTGCTACCTACGGTATCCTTTTCGGTAACTTCGAAGACGTACAAATCGGCTTCTGGGGCGGTGCTACTTTGCTTATCGACCCTTACACTGAAATGTTGAGCTCAACTGTACGTATCTACGTAGAGCGCTTTATGGACATCGCTGTATTGCGTCCTAAGTCCTTCGTTATCGCTGACGACGTAACGATCTAATGACAACCGTCGACTTCACCCCTGCTGCTATTAACCTTACAGAGGTTAAGGCTTTTTGCCGCGTGGACGGCTCAGCTGACGACAGCCTGCTGACCTTCCTCTACAACGCCGCGTGCGATGAGGCACTGAGCTACGCGCAGGTGGTAGTCGGCACTGCAACTGTTACCGTGGTGACCAATTGGGAAGCTGAAATAACGCTTCCCTTTTGGCCCATCGGGGCAGTTACTTATGTAAAGGTGGACGGCGTGGCCGACACCGAATACACACTATTAAACGGACGCCTGACCCCTTCCGAGGAAGGCGATAAGCTGGAGGTAGTTTACGCGGCAGGCTGGAACACCAGCACGCCCAAGGACGTAATCCACGCGATCTACCAGCGCATTAAATTTGGCTTTGACTACGGCGACGACTTGCCGCAACCAACGCCGCGCTTTTTTGACCGGGTCCTATTTCGTTACAAAAACACGCTTTGACCCTAGACCGCCGCATAACCCTCTACGCGCCGACTGTGAGCACCAACAACAGCGGGCAAGTACTGCGCACCTTCGCGAGCGCTGGTACTTGCTATGCTATGCTCGTAATTAACGAGGCAGCGGGAACTGAGGCTTTTGTGAGCGACCAAATTCAGAGCAGCGCTACCGTTATTTGGCGCGTGCGCTACCGGACGGACGTCCTGGGCAGCTGGGAGCTGGAATTTAATAGCCAGCGCTACGAGGTAATCAGCGCCCTGCCGGAAGGCCGCAAGCGCTACACGCTAATCAAGTGCAAACTCAAGGACAATGCCTAAGCAGAAAGGCATAGTAGGACTTGACGAGCTCCGCAAGAAGCTGCAGAATGCACCGGAGAAAATCCGACTGCAGGAGCTGTACGGTGCCCTCCGCCAGGAGGCTACACCACTGCGCAACGCGGCGCGGGCTGCCGCTTATGAGGACGTTACCAAACCAGGTACAAAAGACCTCTTTAAGAGCATTAAAGTGACCCGCGCCCGCGTGCGCGCATGGCGTGACCAAATCGCAGTTTGGATTGGTCCGGTACGAGTGCGCAACCGCAAAGGTGATGCCCAGGCTTACCCTTTCATGCAACTCTACGGCCGCCGGGCTACTGGCACCAACAAAGGCTACAAAGCCAAGGACTACATGGGCCAAGCATGGGACCAGCTCGGAGCAGCTAGCCGCGCAAAGATTGACCGCATGGGCCGCAGTAAGTGGCAGCAACAACTTAGACGCGCGCTCCAGTGAACTACTTGCAAATCATTCGCGACAAACTGGTAGCCGCTCAGGCGCTACCCGTTTACGCTATGGCTGCCCCTCAAGGCACAAAGGTAGATCACATAGTTTTGCAGCTGGACAGCATCGACGTGAGCGAAACCAAGGACGGCTACCGGATGCAAAACGTAAACGCGGAACTGTACATCTACCAGGCTTCCGCGGACAACGCGCAAACCACATTACAAACCATCCGCACCTATTTGGCAGCGAATGGCAACAGTACGTATATCAGCGCCTGGATGACCAACGCTCAAAGCCTTTTCAACCAGGATGAGGAAACCGTACTTTTGATAGCCGACTTCACATTCACAATTAAAACTACATAAAATGGCCAGTATCTCAGGAACTGAGTACCGTCTTTTGCTCAGCACGGACGGCACCACCTACAAAGGGCTAGCTGATGAAACGGAGTGCAGCTTCGACATCACAGCAGAAACCCGCGAAACCACGAGCAAGGACTCCGCTGTATGGCGCACCTTCATTACCAGCGCAAAGACCTGGACCGCTTCCGGCTCCGCTTTGTTTGGTGACGACGACGCTACCAAGTGGAATGCTGACGAATTGTTTCCTTTGGTAGGCACCACCGTCTACGTTAAGCTTACCCAAACGGCTGCAGGCTCTGTTACTCCAGCAACTGGAGAGGCTAACCTCACCGGGCAGGCAGTATTTACTTCTTTCTCCGCTAGCCAGCCGGACAAAGACAACGGAACCTATACCTTCCAGCTGCAAGGTGCTGGAGCATTAACTCAAGGCACGAACTAAAATGGAAAAGGGGCAAAAGTTTTCGCTGGGGGCAGCGCTTTTATTTGAGGAAATCACTGGCAAGCGAATGGCCGAAATAGGTGATGGTTTAGGTTTAAGGGACACAATTGCGCTTATCTATGTTCAGCGTTTTTGGAATATCGAAGCTCGGCCATCGCTTGCACAGTTTACCGAAGAATTGAGCGCCCAACCCGTAGAGGCCCTCCCGGCGTTACTTAACGCCCCTTTTTTCCCGACGGAGGTCCAGTAGCTTTACTGGGCCTCCTCATCGGGCGAGTAGGGATGAGTAAGGCCGAAGCTGTAACCTTAACCTCTGACGAGGTCGAGGCTATAGTGAAGGCATACAACGAGGGCGAGATGGACGCCTGGCGCCGCACCAGGTGGCTGGCTACAATAGTGGCCAACTTCAGCGGCAACGCGAAGAAGGGAGGCATTAAGCCTACCGACTTCTTTAAATTTGAAGACGAGAAAAAGACCCGCTCCGGCATCGAGGAACTATTCAAAATAGCAGTAAACAATGGCTGACCAAATTATTTCGCGATTACTGCTAGGACTGGACACCCGAGAATTTCGGAACGGCATCCGTAACGCGGACCGGGACCTTGAACAGTTTGGAAAGAATGTAAAAAACATCGGGAACATTATTGGCGCGAGCTTTGCTGTTGGCGTTATTCAAGATTTCACGATGGAAGCCGTAAAACTCGGCGACCAACTGAGCGCCGCAACCAAAGGCTTTGAACGCTTTGGCTCCGCTGCCGACCTTGAAAAGCTGAAGACCTCCACCAAGGGAATGGTTTCCGAGGTGCAGCTTCTGCAGCAAGCGGTACAAGCTGGAAACTTTGGTATTCCAATTGAAGAGCTGGGCAACCTATTCGCCTTCGCCCAGCAACGGGCAAAGGAAACCGGGCAGGAGGTCGACTATTTAACGCAGTCAATTGTTACCGGTATTGGCCGTAAGTCGCCGCTTATCCTGGACAACCTCGGTATTTCTGCTGTACAGCTCCGCGAGAAACTGGGAGGCGTGAGCGCTGAGGCTGCAAGCATTGCAGACGTGACCAGGGCGGTAGCTTCGATTGCAAAGGAGCAGCTGGGACTTATGGGCGATGCAACCGTAAGCGCTACGGATCGCATCAAACAATATGAAACGCAGTGGCAAGACCTAAAGGCCAAACTAGGCCAAGATTTCGCCCCTGCTATTATTTCGGTGTTTGATACCATTGCTTCGGCAGCCGGAAGGATAAACGACACAATAGGCAGTATAATCCAAACCGCGGCCCAGGGAATAGATATTCTTTTCGGTGGAGGCGGTATGGACTTTTCCGAAACGCAGGCCGTAGGTAAGTATCTAAAGAATGTAGGAGCCAAAAAAGGCCCTGATTTAAAGCAATTATATTTTAATGATACTGGCAATAAAAAAGCCAGTACCGATATTGAAAAAACTACAGCAGCAATAGGTGCACAAGCCACCGAGGTAAAAAAGGTAACTACCGCGCTAATTGACTACGGTGCAATCCTCGAGCGCATCGGAAGCATTAACACCCAGGTAGGTGAATATTTCACTGATCTAAACGCGGACCTTTTCTCAGGTACTTTGTACTGGTTTGAATACGGCGACGCTATGGCCGACGCCTTGGACACCTCGGCGCTGGAGGACTTCATGACCTACCACCAGGACATGGAGAGCGAAATCATTCCAGGCATCCAAAACATAGTAACCAGCTACGACCAACTGAACAAGACCATAAGCGCCACCGCTTCGGTTATCGGCAACGTACTGCAGGCCAGCTTTGAGGCTGCCCTAGTAAACGGTGAGGATTTCTTCAAGGTGCTGCTAGACGGCTTAAAAAAGATGGCCATCCGCTTGGCAGCAACCGCAGCCGCAGCCTTCGCTTTGTCTATAGCACTTAAATCTATGGGCATAGGCTCCGGTGCAAGCCTTGGTAATATCTTCAAGGTGGTAGGCGGGCAAATGGGAATACCTGGCCTGGGAGGCTCCAGCTTTAACCCAACCACGGGCGCGGTAGAAGGTGGCCTATTTGGTGGCCGCACTACTTTGCGAGGCAACGACATCTATTTAGCTAACAGCCGCAGCGGCTACGACTTGGGAAGAATTGGCTAAGACGACTTTTGCATCCGGAACCACGGCGGCCCATACCTTCTACATTAAGGACTTGGACGGCGCCAGTTACACGCCCATTACTTTCCACGTCTTTGACTGGAGCGTGCAGTACGTCGCGCTCGACGCATACCAGCCCGGACTAGTGCCCAGCACTTGCCGTCTGGAGGTATTGGTGGGTGCCAGGGACAGCGCTACGGGACCACTGTACGACCTGATGGCCGACAGCACCGGGCGCTATGTAATCGAAATACAAAAGGCAGGACCGCTCGACTTATGGCGTGGCTTCATTCAGCCGGAACTGTGCAGCGTGGAACTCATTAACGGGCAGCGCGTGCTGCGCTTAGAGGCTGCCGATGGCTTTGCTTATCTTGACGTACCTACCAGCCGCCTGGCATCCGGTGGCGTGGCTGCAGGACTGGTACCTTTCACGGACCAAATAGCTGATATTTTCTCTTACTTCCGTTTCTTCGAGCTGTACCGCAATTTTGTAATATCGGCAGTAATGCGCGGCTTTACTGCAAAAGGAAGCAGCCCCCAGCCAACTGGAGGGGAAGGGCTCTACTACAGCGGTTGCATTATGGAAAACTGGCAGTACACGCTCACCAATTCGCAGCGCAATTTTAGAACCTGCCGCGAGGTATTGGACGACATTTGTACCAGCTTTGGACTGCAAATGTTCCAGGTGCAGGGCTATGTAGCCTTCCGCGCTATCTACGACGACAACCCCGCGAGCTGGTTTGAATACGATTTCCAAGGTGACCAGGTGAGCACCGTTATGCTTGGAGGCACTACCACCATTGCGGCGATCGCTGGAGGTTTGGAAATGAATAAGGCAGCGGTCCGGGAGTGGTGGGTTGAGCACGCAATCCTATCGCCGACAATTGTGGGCATTGATAGCGTGCCAGCACGCCGGGACCACGACTGGGTGGGGCAGGCTATACCAACGGGCAGCAACTACCTCAACTATTGGCTAGACGTCAATTTCACCGTTACGGTGCCCGCCAACTACGGAACGCACAACGTGACCTTCCAAGTTGACTACACCTGGCAATTCAATGGCTACTATTGGAACGGATTTACCTGGACCCTGACGCCCTCCTATGTAAGCCACAGCTTCAACGAAAGTGTGAGCAACCCTGACCCTATTATTATAGAGGTGAACGTAGCGGAGTCGATTGCCAACAACAACAGCATGACCACACTTCCGAACATAGGACCCAACGCGGTCTATTTAACGGTAGAAATCACGCGCACCGCTGGCCCAGCTTTGACTATTGACACCGAATTTGCTGATTACCGACTGGAGTACCACACCGCTAGCAATGATAATTTGCTGTACCTGGTAGACAACAAGAGCAAGCGCATAGGTGAGCGCCGGGACAGCATCACGCTGTTAGGGGATAAGTACGTAAACAATCCAAGCTTAACACCAACGGCCAACGAGCTGCGCATCTACACCAACACCGGGCGCACTACCAACGTCGGCAATGCGCTTTGGGGCGACGATAAGCACCCGCTGATCTATGCGGTCTACTATGAGCTGGTATCAAAGCTGGCAGTACCTCGGCAGTATTACGAAATTGAAACAGTGGCCCAAGTTTACGACTACAGCCGCCGCATCAACTTTGGCGGAGTTTACTACCGAATGGTTAACCTGACCATTGAAGAAGACCGCAGCCAAACCACACTTTTGCAAATTGCAACGGACGAACCCACGCCGTAATTAGTATTTTTACACTATGAGAGCAGCCCAATTTTTAGCCATAATCGGAAGAGGTAGCAAAGGCAGCAATGCCTTGGAACTGACCGAAGACCGCGCAGGTGCCACCAGCGAGCAGCAGGACAACGTAATTAACACAGTGAACAGCCTGGACCCATACGGCCCAAGCTGGCAGCTGGTGCCTGGTAACGTCTCCGAGGACGTGGTACGTGCGCAAATTCCTACCAGCGGAATCGGTGACCTTACCTTTACCCGTGCGAGCGATGCCACCCGTACCAATTCGGCAGGGGTGATTGAACGGACTCCGTGGAATTTGTTTCAGCAAAGTGAGATGTTCTCAAATGCTATTTGGTCGAAGGTAAATTCAACTATTGGTGTTGACACGGCTCTTGCTCCGAATGGAACACAAACTGGGGACAGATTATTTGAGACGGCAATATCTGGCAATCACGGATTCTTTCAAGAACTTAACCTATTAACTGGAAGAAGCTACACTTTAAGCTGTTATGTTAAAAGAGGGAATAGGGACTTTTGTGGTTTGCAGCTTT